CGACACCGAGAACGGCCGCATGAGCCACTACGCCGAGCTGTTCCCCGAATGCGAAGCCACCCAGATCACCGCGCCGTTCCGGCCCGAGAAATACGCAGACGCGATCGAAGCCGCCGAACAGGCCGGCTACCCGGTCGTCGTCGTCGACTCCGCGTCGCACGAGTGGTACGGCGACGGCGGCTGCCTCGACTGGCACGACGACCTCATGGGCGGCGACCAGAAGAAGAACCTGTCCGCGTGGATCGAGCCGAAGAAGGCGCACAAGCGGATGGTCACACGGCTGCTGCAGATGAACGCGCACGTCATCCTCTGCTTCCGCGCCGAGCCGAAAGTCGAAGCCGTCCGCGAAGGCGGCCAGACGAAGATCGTGCCGAAGGCGTCGCTGACCGGCCTCGACGGGTGGATCCCGATCAGCGAGAAGAACCTCCCGTACGAGCTCACCGCGTCGTTCCTACTGATGGCCGACAGGCCCGGGATCCCCAGGCCGATCAAGCTGCAAGAGCAGCACAAGGCGTTCGTGCCGCTCACGGAGCCGCTGAGCGAAGACGTCGGCCGGGCACTCAAGGTGTGGGCAGAGAGCGGAAAAGATCCGGCGGCGTCTGCCAGTGCGCCCGTCCCCGCGCACAGCACCGCCGCCGGTACCGACGAGACCGCGCCGCTGCTCGCCGAGATCCGCGACTTCGCCGACACGCAAGGCACCCGCGAGGCCGTCGACGAGGCGATCGAGAAGAACCGACGCAAGCACGAATCGAACCCTGTCGCGCACATCGAATGGCTGCGCGGCCAGGTCGACCGGATCCGCGAAGCCGCACAGGTCGCCGGCTGATGGTCGCGCTTCTCTCCCTCAACGACGAGGAACGCGACGAAATGATCGCCGACCTCAAAGCCACCCGCGCCCAGCGCGCCGCCTACGCGGCCGCGCTTAACCGGATCTTCGACAAGACATACCGCGCGAAGCTGCGGTTGCAGGTCGCCGCGTGCGACCGGTGGATCGCCCACTACGAACGAGAGCTCGCACGGTGACCGAGACGCTAGACATCGTCCGCGCGAGCGAGCGGCTGCGCGGGCTCGCCATGCCGCTCCGGTCAGTTATCGCTCAGGTCGCCTCGGTTCGCGACGTGGCGCCCGTACTCGATCCTGAGCTGAACGCGATCGAGGAGCGCGTGCTCGAGGCGCTCGACCATGTGATCGCGGCGACCGCGGTGCTGAACGCGCAGCTCGACCTCATGAGCGAGCACGTCTCGTGACGTGGATTCTGATCGCTGCGCTCGTCGGTGACATCCTCGCCGCGCTCGTGCTCACCGACGTGCATCTCGACGTGCGCCGCTGGTGGCTTCGACGGTCGGAGCGGCGCGGCGGATACATCGATCTGACGAGGCGTCCGTGAATCTCTTCCAGCGACGGGCTCTTCCAGAGTCGAACCGCTGCATTGGTACGGAAAAAGGTGAGACCGCGTGACGCCGTTCGTCGCGGACCCCGACTTTACGCTCCACGTCGGCGACGTGCGCGAGGTTCTACGCGAGCTTCCGGCCGAATCGACCGACTGCGCGCTGACCTCGCCGCCGTTCTACGCGCTCCGCGACTACGGCGTCGACGGACAGATCGGCCTCGAGGAGACGCCAGACCAGTGGATCGCTGAGCTCGTGGCCGTGTTCCGTGAGGTTCGCCGCGTCCTCAAGCCTGCGGGGACGCTCTGGGTTGAGTGCGGCGACTCGTATGCGTCTAAGGCTCCCGGTACCTTCAGTGGGTCAACGCTTCGCGCCGGCCGCTTGTACGACGGCGACCGGGAGCGCCAGGACGTCGTCCGGGCAGGCCTGCCGAACAAGCTCGGCTTTGACGGGCTCAAGCCGAAGGATCTGCTCGGGCAGCCATGGCTGCTCGCCTTCGCCCTTCGGGCTGACGGCTGGTGGCTCCGCCAAGCGATCATCTGGCACAAGCCGAACGCGATGCCCGAGAGCGCGACCGATCGCTGCACGACGGCTCACAGCTACGTGTTTCTGTTCTCTAAGGCGGCGCGCTACTGGTTCGATAGTGAAGCCATAGCCGAGTCGGCAGCGTGGGAACGCTGGGGCGATCAGACGGTCCCGAAATATGAGGGGACGGACACTGCGTCTGGCTGGATGCAGCCCAAGACGAAGGCCGAGCTCTACGACGAACTCAAGGGCCGCCGGCGCGGTACAGAAGAGCACGAGAGCCAGGGGCTAGAGGCGGGTAGGCGCTTCGCAAGCGCCACAGGCGGTCTCACGAAGCCCACCGGCAAGAATCCGCGGAGCGTCTGGACGATCCCGACGCAGGGCTACCCCGAAGCCCACTTCGCCACCTGGCCCGAAGCCCTCTGCGAACGCATCATCAAAGCTGGCTGCCCCGAAGGCGGCACGGTCCTCGACCCGTTCATGGGCTCCGGTACAACCGCCCTCGTCGCCCGCAGGCTTGGCCGTAAGAGCGTCGGCGTCGAACTGAACCCGGAGTACGCGCGGCTCGCTGCCGACCGGTTGAAGCAGCTTTCGCTGCTCGCTGAGGAGTCGGCCGCATGAGGTTCGCGTTCTGGAAGAAGCAGCAGCAGCCTCAGCCGTTCGTCACCGGATACCCACCTACGCCGCGCGACCTCGAGGACGAGCTCCTCGACTGGCTCCGCGACCTCCCCCAGGGTGAGCGCCGCGCGATCCGGTGTGACGCCGGCTGGACACAGGCCGAAGTAGCAGCGCATTGCGGTGTCGGCACGGCCGGCCAGGTTGGCAAGTGGGAGCGTGGCGGCGGCTGGACGCGCCGGTCAGGGCTCCGGTACGCGCAGCTTTTGAAGGAGCTCGAGGTGATGCGCGACGACGCGCTCGTGACTGAAAGGAGCGGGGTGTGACGACTCCTGATCGGTTTGCCGCTACGTCTGACGGACTCGTGACTGAAAGCACGGCCGCTTGGCCGCGCGGCCATGCTTACGGCTTCGGCCTGCTCGACGACGGCAGCTATCGATTCTGGCTGCCGCGTCGGCTCGTGTTTGCCCGCTGGCCGTTCCAGGGAAAGAAGTGGAGGCCAGACCGCAAGCGGCTCGCTCGGTTGCGGGCGTTCTACTGGATCGTCGTCCGCAACTACGAGACCGAGCTATGCGAGCGGTGCGGCGGGCCTGTCGGCGTCGTGTTTCACGCACCGGACTGGATCTGGGAACTAGCGACCGGCTATGCGCGGTTCCCTGACGGCGAGGCTGCGCCGGGCTGCCTCTGCATTAAGTGCGTCGACGACGTAGTCGATCCGAAGCTCGACACATATCTGCGGTGGACGTGCGCGACGAGCGACGAGGTCATGTATGGCTGAGCAAGAGCGTCTTCGTGATCCCGCGCCAAAGAAGCCGAACTATGCGCGGCTTCGCAAGGCATATCCACAGATCGGCTGGTACGTCCAAGGGTGGGCTCGCGGCTACGCCGAGTTGCTCGACCGTGCCGAGTGGCTCGAACGTCAACGAAAGGCCCGGAAGTGACCCAAGCAGACAATGCCGCTAAGCGCCCGCTCTTGCACGTCGCCGCGTTCTGGGTCGATGGCGACCGGGGCGACGAGATGGCCGACGCGCTGGCTGAGTTCAAGATCGCAGGGACGCGCGGCGCAGTCGTCACGTTCCGGCCCGACGTGGCTGACACCTACGACTTCCGGCACACGATGGACAAGCTCGACCTGGCCGAAGTCAACGCATATCCGGCGTCGGATGTCGGCGCGGAGGGCCAGGGTGTCTGACTCGGTCACAGGTTTTCACCGCACGATCGTCAACGGAGAAACGCTGCGTGGCTTCCCCGCGCCGAGCGATCTAGCCGAGCGGACACTGCACGAGGATGACGACGTATTGATCGTCCGTCTCAGCAAGTACGAGCGGCGGCTATTGAAGGCTGAGACGCACGGGGTATTCGGCCGGTTCTGCCTGATCTCTAACCGTGACGGAAGCTTCGATCTCGTGAGGTATGCCCATGCCTGAGTTCAACATGCTCCTGCCCTTCGACACGGACGACGAGCAATTCACGCGCGGCTTCGAAGCGGGCCGTGTCTGGGATCTCGTCGGAAACGCCATCGTGAGCGAGGAGCTTCCGACCGACCCGGTGACTGTCCACGCGACGAACGCGGAAATGATGCTGCGGATCGCAGAGGCGCACGAGCTTCGGATCGTCTCAACGGATCTCGACGACACGTGGATGGAGGTCGTGTTCGATGCCCGCTGATCGCTCTGCCGCCACGACTCTGCGGCTGACCGAGGCGCAGCGCCGTCACCTGATCGAGTTGTACGGCGACGGCAAGCAGGTGCTCTACTGGCGACCCGCCAACAGCGGCGAGGAACGGTGCGCACTCGCACTCCGGAGTAAGGGGCTGGTTGGCGGCTCGTTCCTGACCTACTCGGACGGCTACCGACTGACGGCGCAGGGCGCTGCCGTCGCCCGCGATCTCGTTGAGGTTCGCGATGCCTGATCGTCCTGCCGCTCATCCCGAGGAGCCGGTGCCCGACTTCTCCGTCTGTGGCGCGTGTGGCGCTGACGCCAAGCTCTACGTCGTCTGGGATCCCGGCGACGGCTGGACTTGCACAAAGTGCTGGGCGACCGACGGAGGGGACTGATGCTGACACCTGTTCAGATCGCGGAGATGCGCGCGATGGCCGATGAGGCGAGCCAGAACGAGGGACGCGGTAAGCACGACGACCCCGCGTACTACTCGCGCAACTTGGCGATCCTGCTGCGGCAGGCGCTTGACGAGATCGAGGCTGCCCGTGCAGACGCCTGACGCAACTGCCGCGCAGGCGCAGCAGATCCAGCGTGGCTTCGAGCCTGCGGAGACGATCCCGCAGCTTGTCGATGCGATCCGCCAGGACACGGCGGGGATCGGCGCGTGTATCTCGTCCATCCGGTTCATCGCGTTCACGCGGGGCGACGATGTACCGAAGTCGGTCATGGAGTGGGTAGACCGCCTGGCTGCCCACGTCGAGCGACTCGAAGGCAAGTGCTCTCTCGCGCTGAACGGCGGCTCCGATGTCTAGTGCTGCGCCGATCAGCGCCCCGCCTGCGACCTGCGACTCTTGCGGCGAACGGGCCTGGTGTCGGCTCACGTCGTGGAAAGAAAGTATCCGAGTTGTCGGCGCGTTCCTGTGTGACGCCTGCCGTCAGGCGATCCCGAACGACGAGAGGGGATGGGGGCGCAATGGCTGATCGCGATGCCGCGCAGACTCGCGAGTGCGTCTCGCTTCGCTGTCCCGAATGTGGGGCGGCCGGCGCGACAGTGATCGGGCCGCTTGGGTGCGCCGCCTGCGGAGCTATCACCGGCGCGGACAAAGGTTCAGTGAAGCCTGGGCAGCGCCGTAAGGCCGCCGGACGGAGTCGCGCGTGAGCGCCGAGCTCGTGACTGTGGAGGAGCCGCAGGTCATCATCCGGCTCATGCTGACTCCAGATCGCGCGATTGACGACTTCCTCGGCGACTGCCGGCGCCGCAGATGGTCGGAGCGCTCAATCCGTTCGTACAGCGACACGCTCTATGCGTTCGCTGACCGGCTCCCCCGCGACTACGACGTCTCGAAGATCACCGCCGACGACGTCCGCCGATACCTCGCCACCCGGTCGCACCTCGCGCCCGGCACCGTCGCGGGCCATGAGGCGCATCTCGCGTCGTGGTTCAAGTGGATGTTCAAGGCCAGGAAGATCGCCAGGAACCCGATCGACGAGATCGAGCGCACCCGGCGCATTCCGGCCGAGGATCTCGATGTCGTGACGGTCGCGACCACCGACGTCCCGGTGCTACTCGAGCACGCGCAGCCCGGGGCGGAACGGAACGCGGTCTCGATCGCCGCCTACCTCGGGCCGCGCCGTCGAGCGATCGCACTGCTCCGCCGCGGTGACTACGACCAGCGGCGCCGCCTCATGCGGTTCCGCGAGAAGGGCGCGAAGGCGATCCTCAAGCCGGTTCCGGAAGAGCTCGCCGTCGTGCTCGACGGGTCGATCGCTCGTGGCGAGATCCTCGATGCACCGGCTGATTATCTCGTGCCGCCGGAGGGGTACCTGCAGCGGGGCGGTGACCGTGACGACCGGGTGATCTGGCGGATCATTCGCCGGGTTGCTGACCGTGCGGGCGTCGACGCGCATGTGCACGCGCTCCGGGCGGCGTTCGCGGTGTTCTACCTCGAGCGCAATCCCGAGGATCTGCTCGGGCTCAAGGAGCTGCTCGGGCATCGGTCGCTGAACACGACGTTGATCTATCTGCGCCGGCTGAACAAGCAGGCGGCGATGGAGAACGTCAGGTCGTTGTCATGGGCGGCAACCGGTGCTTCCGGTGATGCCGCATGGTTGAGCCAAAGTCCTCCAACGGTGTTGGAAGCATCGGGCGTAGTGGGGGCGGGAGGATTCGAACCTCCGTGGGATGACCCTCGACTACTGGAGCCGGGTGGCAGCGAACTCGCGTCGATCGAGGCGCGGCTCGAGCTGTTGCGCGAGGAGACCGACCGGTTGGCCGCGCGGGCCGCCGAGCTCAATTCGGTTGTTGACGCACCCAGCGGGATTGCTCCCGAGGATCTGCAAGCCACGCGGGAGACGGGGCACTGAGGTGTCTCCGGGTCGCCTTCGTCACCGTCTATGTGCTCGTGATCGTCGCCGACGCGCAGGCGTCGCCGATGCCGAGGCGGTGGCATGCGCGAGCGTCGTGGCTGCGGCAGGCGTTGTGCATCCATTCGCACGAGTCGGGCGACTGGCATCGCCGCTGGGTCGATTGGCGCGGTCGGCCGTCCCGGTATGCGGGCGGGATGCAGTTCACCGAGTCGACGTGGCTGCGGGCAGGCGGGACCGGGGAGCCGTGGCAATGGCCGCCGCGCGAGCAGCTCTACCGGGCGTGGATCATCTGGAAACGGGACGGCTGGAGCGAGTGGGGAACCGCCGCCGCTTGCGGGCTTCGGTGATCGCGTGATCGGCATGCCGTCGCTGCTCGGCCCGAAAGAGCTGCTCACCAGCTCCCGCGACAAGCGCGGCCTCTGGCACGCGCACTACCCGACCGCCGACCAGACGCTCTGCGGCATCCCGGTGCCGACGCCCAAGCGGGGCCGCAAGGGTCGGCCGACGTGTCTGCCGTGCCGGGTGACCGCGCGGGTGTTCCATCGCATTGACAGGTCGGCGCCGGAGCAATGGGGCTTCGACCGGCTCGCGGAGGCTGCATGACCGATCCCGTCCAGCAGCCGCTCTTCGAGCCGCCGAAGCCGGTCTCGCCGCTCCGGCCGCTCACCGAACGCCAGCAGACGATCTACCAGCTTGTCTGCTCGATCCCGGGTGGCATCAGCGCGGACGAGCTCGGCGCGCTCCTGCATGAGCGGCGCGGCAGCCACAACGCCGGCGAGCGGTGCGAGCACTGCGCGATCGACGGGAAGCGCGCGCTGCGTGAGCGTGGGATCCGGCAGCGTGTGATTCGTCGCACCGGGTCTCTGTATGAGGCGCGCGAGAAGGCTGATCGTGCGGAGACGCCGACGTTGCAGCAGGCGCTCCTGGCCGGTGAGACGTGGGAGGACATGTTCGGGCTTGGGGATGCGGCGTGATGGCGGGAGAGTTGGGTTCTAACCATTCTGGGAGGCCGTCTGCTGCGCGGACGTTGCGTGAGATCCGGCTTGAGCGTGGTTTCTCGATTCGGGAGTTCGCGCAGGTCTCCGGTGTCAGCAAAGGGACGGTCTCGCTCGTCGAGCGCGGCCGGTTGATCCCGACCGAGGCCGAGCAGGACGCGTTCGAGCGAACGCTCGGTGTGCGTTTCGACTGCAGAACGATGCTCGTGGAGCGCGCCGCGTGAGCAGGCCGGTGTATGTGTACGCGTGGAGTAACAATCCACGCCGCGCGGAATTGAAGGGCCGCCGCTGCGTGATCGAAGTCGCGGGCGGCTCGATGGGCACAGCGCTTGTGCGCTTCCTCGACACAGGGGAACTCGTCACGACTTCGCGCCGAGCGCTTCGGAGAGCCGCGTGAAGGTCTGCCACTCATGCGCCGAGCCGATCCGCTGGGTCCGCACCGTCGGCGGTAAACGGATGCCGGTAGACCTCGCGACCGACTCGAACCGCGGCAACGTCCTGATCGCGCTTATCGGCGGTGAGGAGATCGGCACCGTGCTCGTCGGCAACGAACTCGCGTCAGCTCGGGCAAACCATGAACCGCTCTACCTCTCGCACTTCGCAACCTGCCCGAACGCGGCCCAACACCGGAGGACTGCGTGATCGCCGGGCTCGACATCAGCACCCGCGCCATCCACATCGTCTCGCTCCCCGAAGACGACAACCACGCCCAACTCCACGTCGTCCGCGTCGACACCGAACGCGGCGACGCCACCGACAGGATCCGCCGCCTCCGCGACCGCATGCCCGCCCGTGGCGCCTGGCGCGACGCCGGCTGCACCCTCATCGCCATCGAAAAGCCCTTCAGCCGCGGCCCCGGCATCGCCCCGATGATGGCCGTCTACGGCGCACTCCTCCAACTCTTCCCGCCGGATCTCCCGCTGCTCGAGCTCCGCTCAGACGACTGGCGCCGCGAGTGCGCGATCCCGATCCGCAAGCCGCGCGACGCCGGCAGCGACTTCCACAAGCGCGCCGCAGTCGCGTTCGCGCGCCAGCAATGGCCAGACGCGCCACCGCTCGACAACAACGCCGCCGACGCGTTCTGCATCGCCTACGCGGCCCGAGAACTCGACCTTCGCCGCGGACAGGCAGCCGCATGATCCTTCGGCGCAGACACCGGCGCATCGCCGAGGCCGAAAGCGAAGAACAGCTGACGGCACGGCTCATCCGCGACGGATTTCTCAAAGTCGATCTCACCGACAAGTCTCGCGAACTCCTCGAAAAGGACTCGAACTCGATGGACGACTACGTCTATTGGTGCGTCCACATCGATGCACGCCGCGCAGCCGCGATCGTTCACGGAACCAGCATCACTAGGGCGGCGATCGGATGATCCGTCCGTCTGAAGACGCGGTCTGGGCGATGAAGGGTGCGGCGCTCATCGTGCTCGTTCTAACCGCGTGGATCGCTGGAGTGCTCGGCGCATACGGGCTCGGCTACCTGATCGCCGGCAAATGGTGCGGCACCGGTTTCGGGTTTGCGTACCTCATGCTCAGCTTCGGCTTCGTCGCGTTCATGGAGCTCAGGCTGTGACGTGCTCCGGCTTTTTCCTGATCGGCGTCGGGCTTGGCATGGTCGTCGTACCTTTCCTGCTCTTCGTGAGCTGGGCACGCTCGACATGCGGAGCGATGTCGTGCCCGTTGCTGGTCGGCGACCCCGAGTTCCCATCGCTCATCTGCACTCTCCCGCGCGGTCACACGGGGATGCACGAGCAGGCAGGTGTCGCCGGCCGATGGGAGACGCCTGAAGACCTCGCGGTGCAATGGAGCGCCGCATCAACCGAAAGGAGCCGCGCGTGAGCGCACTCGCAGAAGCACCGACCGGCGCCGACGAGACCGGAGCAGAAGAGAAAGGCAAGCTCTTCGAGCTGCCCGCGATCCACGCCGACGAGTCGAACCCGACCGCGATCACGATCGCGTTCTCAGGGTCGATCACGCTCGACCGCTCGCAGAAGGACGACGTCGATCTCTACAACCGGCTCAAGTCCGGCAAGGTCTTCGGCCTCAACGTGTCCGGGTTCTGCAAGGGCCCGAAGACGGCTCACCGGCGCGACAACGAGGGCAACGTCCACGCTGTGATGCAGACGAAGAGCCTGGTTATCGACTCCATCACCACCGAGTCATGAGCCGGCCGCGCGTCCGCATCAGATCGAACGAAGACGTCGTCCGCAATGCGACCGTCGTGCAGGTCGTCGAGGACGCTGACGGCGTCGAGATCGAGTACGACATCTCGCCGAACGTCCGAGGCGTCGACATGCGCCTGCGCGTCGGAGAGATCGCGACTGCGGGTCTCGACCTGATCCTCGTCGACACCGACGTGGATGCGTTCGTCGAGGGCATCACGCTCCAGGTGGTCCCACCGGAGCGCATCCCGGAGGTGATCGAGGAGCTCAAGCGGCGGTTCACCGAAGCAGTCGAAGAAGGCGTCATCGACGTCACGACGTTCGGAGCGGACTGCCGCCGCTACATGCTCGTCAAGGAAGCAGCCGAGTAGCACCGCAGCATCCGAAGGGTGTCCGCAGGCCCGCCACGCGCGAGGAGACGGACACAAAGGTCGTGACGTTCAAAGGCCGGCCGAGCGCCGGGGAACGGAGGACAAGAAGTTGAGCTGGCTCCGACTCGACGATGGCTTCGACACCCATCCGAAGCTGATCGAGCTCAGTGAGGTGAACCGGTGGCGCTGGACACGCGTGCTGCTCCACTGTGCACGCCACCAGACACAGGGTCACGTCAAGCTGAGCGTCCTTCGCGAACTCGGCCTCGGCCGCGCCACCAGCCAACTCGTCGTGCTCGGCTTGCTCGAGCAGAACGGCGAGACCGGCTACCTCGTGCACGACTGGGCGACGTTCAACCCGAAGGACCCGACCAAGGCGGAACGGCAGGCGAGATGGAGAGCCCGCCAGACCGTCTCCCCCACCACTGATGTAGACGCCGATGTAGACGCACCGGTAGACGAACGTGTAGACGCCGATGTAGACGGCCAGGGTGTCCACTCGCGCGTAGGCGCGCGCGCGCGTCCCGTCCCGTCCCGTCCTAAAACCCCTCCTTCCGTCCTTCCACCGCACTCAGCTACGAGCGAGGACGGACGGACGGACGACGAAACCGGAGACCAAGACCTGCCGCTCGTCGGCGTGATCCAAGACATGCCCGAATGACCACCCACACCTGGCACCAACTCCGCGAACACGCCATCAACCTCTTCGCCGGCGACACACCCGGCGCCGACCTCGAACAACGCATCCTCGAACACTTCACCGAACGACCAGCCCACGTCGCCCGCGCCATCGAATCAGTCGGCACACGCGTCGCCAACGGCAAAATCCGATCCGGCTGGGCCGTCCTCAGACGCGAACTCGACACCAAAGCCGCCACCGACGTCGCAGTCGACGACCTCGAAGACCGCACCACCCAGATCCGGCTCGCGAAGACCTGGATCGTCAACACCGGCGGCTACTTCGACCGAGACACCGAACTCGAAGACGAACTCTTCGGCGACCTCGGTCGCCTCCACGACTACGCCGACCAAACCCAGATCCGCGACGAAATCGCGCGCGTCTACACCACCGAACGGCCACGCTTCGCCGCCGCCGAACAAGAACACGTCGACCGCAACAAACGCCACGGCGACAAGCAACGCGAACTACGCAAACTCCTCCGCCACGCAACCCCGAAAGACATGCCCGACACCGCCGACGAAGACATCCCTATCGCCGCAGAGCAAGCCTCATGACCAGCAGCCATGACTACTGGAAGATCGCCACCCAAGTCTGCACCCCGCTTCAGTACCAGATCCTCGAGCTCGCCCGCCGACGCAACCTCAGCCTCCAGCAGATAGCGATCGGCACCGACCGCAGCATCAGCACCGTCCGCTCAACCCTCCGCCGCGCCGAACAGCTCGTCGAGATCGAGCTCCGCCGCCGATACTTCAACCCCGAGGAGCCCGCAGCATGAGACCCACCCGATTCACCGACCCGATCCCAGCCGACGGCAGACTCGTACGCTCCATCCGCCGCGCCGCCGAACACGCAGCCAGCGCCCGCCTCCTCATCCGCATCGCCCGCGACAGCAACCAACCCCTCACACGCCCCATCACCGACCGCTTCGAATTCCCCGACCCCGTCGACCTCCGAGGCATCCCCGCCACCGGTCGCGGCGTCGGAGGAACCATCCGCGGCACCCAACCCGAGCACGCCGCAACGCGATGACCTGGCCTCCGATCCTCGTGACGATCCTGGGCATCGAACTCGTCGTAGTCGCCGTCATGGTCATCGCGATGAGCCGCTGGTTCGACCGTCATCCCAAGCGCAGACCTTGACGCCGTCCGACCGATAGCCCACACTCCGCACGTCGAGTAGCGAGCGCGCAACCCAAGCGCACGCACACTCACACGCACCGCGCAAGCCATCACCACACACCGAAGCCGCCCACACAGGCGGCTTCTTCGCATGCGCCCAGACCTCCACATCATCCGCACCGTCGAGAACATCGACGACGCACGCCTCCGCCCATCACTCCGCACACGCACACGCCGCTCACCACTCCGCGCATGCACCGTCTGCGGACGCCCCTCCGCAGGATCACGCTGCGCCCTCCACCGCGACACCCGCACCACCACCGACCGCGGCTACGACGCGAACCACCGCCGCATCCGCACACAACTCGAACCGCTCGTCGCAGCAGGCACCGTCATCTGCCCACGCTGCAACCAACCCATCCAGCCAGGCCAACCGTGGGACCTCGGCCACACCGACGACCGCCACGGCTACACAGGCCCCGAGCACCGCTCCTGCAACCGCGCAGCCGGCGCCAGACGCAACGGGGGGGTCACAGAGGACGACGCGGCCACCCGCGACTCTGTGGACGTTTCCGCGAGAAAAACCGGTTTTCGAGTCGTATGAGCGCTGCGGTGGCTGTGGAGCCGGAGGTTGCGTTCGCGTCCGCGGGTGAGCCGTTCACGCTCGAGCATTTTCGGGCTTGGGCGGCCGATGTGATTCTCGACAACGGGGAGCCGTGGGATCTCGAGGAGTTCCAGGAGCGCTTCCTCGGCGACGTTTTCGCGGGCGCGTCTGAGTGCTGGCTGGTCGTGCCGGAGGGGAACGGCAAGACGACGCTGATGGCGGGGTTGGGGTTGTACCACTGCGAGTTTCGCGCGACGGCGTCGGTGCCGGTCGCGGCGTCTTCGCGTGAGCAGGCGGAGATCATGTATCGGCAGGCGGAGGGGATGGTGCTGCGGACGCCGCGGCTTCGTCGGGTGTTCAAGTGCCAGGAGGGGTATCGGCGGATCAAGCATCTGCTGAATGGGTCGCGGATGCAGGTGTTTGCGGCGGACGATCGGACGGGTGACGGGCTGATCCCGACGTTGGCGTTGATCGACGAGCTGCATCGGCATCGTGATTTGCGGCTGTACCGGGTGTGGCGGGGGAAGTTGCCGAAGCGGCGCGGGCAGATCGCGACGATTTCGACGGCTGGTGAGCCCGGCGGCGAGTTCGAGGTGACGCGGGAACGGATCCGGCAGTCGGCGGATGTTGAGCGTGACGGCGCGTTCGTCCGTGTCGCCGCCGGCGGCGTTGTGTTGCATGAGTGGGCGGTCGCGGAGGACGGCGACGTCGAGGACATGGCGGTGGTGAAGGCCGCGAACCCGTTCAGCGGTGTGACTGTCGATCTGCTGGCGGAGAAGCGCGGGTCGCCGACGATGACGCTCGAGCATTGGCGACGGTTTGTGTGCAACCTACCGACCCGGTCGGGGGCTGCCGCGATCACGGAGGTGGAGTGGTCGGCGGCGGCGACGGGTGAGCGGATCCCGGCTGGTGAGCCGCGCTGGGCGGGTCTCGATGTCGGCTGGAAGTGGGATACGACCGCGCTGGTGCCGTTGTGGATCCGTGACGCCGAGTTCCGGCTGCTGGGTCCGGCGCGGATCGTGGAGCCGCCGCGTGATGGCGGGTCGACGCATCCGGACGAGGTGAAGGAGATCCTCTTCGCGGAGCATCAGTGCGGCCCGATCCACACGCTCGTGATGGACATGTCGCGGGCGGAGGACATCGCGGCGTGGGCGGCTGACGAGCTCGGCTGCACGGTGATCGACCGGCAGCAGACCGCGGTGTTGGCGGCGCTCGACTACGAGCGGTTCATGGAGGCTTTGCGGCAGCACTGGCTTTGGCATTCCGGCGACGACGGGTTGCGTGCGCACGCGATGAACGCGGTGATCCGGTCGATCCCGTCGGGGCAGTCGCGGTTCGATCGTCCGCGGGAGAACCGGCGTGTCGGTGATGAGCTAGCGCGTCGGCGTGTGATCGACGGGTTGGTCGCGGCGGCGATGGTGCACGCGGTTGCGGCGGCGTCGTTGGTGGAGGCCGAGGTGTGGGCCTCGGCATGGTGACAAGGAGGCGACGATGAATCAGACGCAGGCGTGGATTCTGCTCGTGCTGCTGCTGGTGATCGCGGTGGGGTTCGTCCGCCGGTGACCCAGTCGGTGGTTGACGCGCTCGAGCGTGCGGGCCGGTTGGAGGCGCTCGGCGTGATGGTTCGCTCTGGCGAGCTGGCCGCGGATGCGAAGGCGTTCGCGGTGTTCTATGCGCGCGGCGGTAACCGGCGTATGCGTCGGGCCGCCGCGCGCGCCTCGCGGGGGTCGAGGCGGTCGTGATCGGCCGGCGGAAGCAGCGGGTGCGCGTGCACTTGGTCGATAAGGATCCGCGTGTCGCGCAGCCGTCGGTTGAGGGGCTGCTGGTGCGGAAGCTGGCGCGCGAGTACGTGCTCGCGCTGCCGGAGCTCCTCGTGAATCCGCAGCGGGAGCCGATCGCGCTCGATGAGGCGCGAACGCTCGTGATTCCGCGCGAAAACGTCGCGTTCTATGAGGTTCTCAGGTGATCACGCGCACTCGAGGCCAGGACGTCGAGCTGCGGTCGTTTGCGTTGACGGACATGGTCCGTTGGGGCTACTCGGGGCTGCGGAACATGAAGCCGCGCGCGAGCGAGAAGGAGGCGCGCGGGATCCCCGCGCTGCACCGTGCCGCGAAGCTGCGCGCCGAAGCCGTCGCGAGCCTGAACCTGTACTGCTGGCGTGGCGACGGGCCGACGCGTGAGCGTGTCGACACGGTTTGGCAGGCGCGGCTGTTCAAGAATGGGCCGCAGCCCAATCAGACGAACCCGGTGCAGACGAAGTTCACGTTCTGGGAGACCGTCGAGGAGTCGATGGCGTGGCGGAACAATGCCTACGTCTGGAAGAACGTCGATCCCGAATCGGGCCGTGTCGTCGAGTGGTGGGCGCTGCATCCGGATCAGGTGACGCCGCAGTACAACGGCCGCGGCGACATCATCTTCCGCGTCGAGGTCGCGCCCGGCTACGTCGATCCGGTCGGGAAAGGCAAGGGCATCTACATGGTCGGCCCCGAGACGATCTTGCACATCCGCGGCCACGGCGAGGGAGGCCAGCTGACCGCGCCGACGCCGCTCGAAGTGTTCAGGAACGCGCTCGAGGGCCCGGTCGGCCGGCAGCGTCACGAGGCGCGGATGTGGCGGCGCGGGACGGCGCTGCAGGTCGCGATCGAGTTCCCCGCCGGGGTCGGCAAGGAGCAGGCCGACCAGTGGCGCGAGGTGTGGCGTTCGAACTATGAAGGCACCGAGGGCGAGACAACCGCGGTGATCGGCGGCGGCGGAGTGATCAAGCCGATCGGGATGACCGCTGCGGACGCGCAGTTCGCGGAGATGGCGGATCTGACGGTGCAGGACGCGTCGCGGATCATGGCGGTGCCGGCGAATCTGCTCGGCGTCCAGGTCGTGAAGGTGCGGTCGAATCTCGAGGACGACCTGATGGCGTGGCTTCGGTTCGGGCTCGGCCCTGAGCTCACCCGTATCGAGGACGCTTTGTACGCGGACCCGGTGCTGTTCGGCGGCTCGCAGACGTATCCGGGGTTCGACACGACCGCGTTCGTGCGCGGCGACCTGATGACGGAGGCGACGATTTTGCAGGCGTTCGTGCAGGCGGGTGTGTTGACGCCGAATGAGGCTCGCCACCAGCTCGGCTACGAGCGCGACGACGACCCGAATAGCGACACGTTGCAGGTGACTCCGGTCGGTGGCGCTGAGAACCCCGGCCTGACTTTGAAGCCGACCACGACTCCTTCTGAGTCGACCGACACCGAGGAGTAGCGACCCATGACCGAGATTTTTGACCTGGCTGCCGCCGGGGGCGTCGGCCTGCCCGAGCTGCGCTATCTCGTCGCGCCGATCACGAACATCGACGTGCGCGACCCGTCCGGCAACGATGACGGATCCTGGACGATGAGCGGCTACGCCGCGGTCTTCAACGAGGAGACCGTCCTCTACGACGGCAAGTTCATCCGGCTCACAGAGTCGATCGACCCGGCCGCGTTCGACCGGTGCCTGCGCGAGCAGGGTCTCGACACGCCCGGCGGCGTCGTGCACTTCAACCCGAGCCACGACATGAGCCGCGCCGTCGCAGCAACCGACGTTCCGACCGGCGCGATTGGATCGCTGAGCCTGCGCCCCGACATGCGCGGCCTGTTCTACCTGGCGCGCGTGTCGCGCGACGACCCGGACGCGGTCGCGATGGCGGCGAAGATGCGGACCGGCGTGCTCAAGCAGGCGTCGTTCGCGTTCACGATCGCGAAGGCGGAGTACACCGACACCGAGACCGACGACGGCCCCGATGAGAGCCACCGCCGGATCCTCGAGATCGGCCATCTCTACGACGTGTGCGCGACCCCGCAGGGCGCGTACGCGCAAACGGTTTCGCAGCTGCGCTCATATGCGGCTGCGCTCGGTCAGCCCCTCGCAGAACGAGTGGGAGGCCATCCTCGTCAGCCCGACTTGGGAGGCGAGATCCCTGTCAACCCGCTCGCGGGAGGCAGGAGGGCGAAACCGCGCCTATCGGCAAAGACCGAGACCGGTCGCGCGAGGCACAAGCGCACGGCCGAGCAGTAGGCGCACGCCCGGCCCGAAGGGGCCAGGAGACCAGACGATCATGAAACTTGAAACCCTCGAGACGGCGTACAACGCCGCTTGCGACGACGTGGAAGCCCGCTCGAACGAGTGGGACGGCCTCGCCGACGACGCAAGCGACGAGGACGTCGCCGCGGCTCGCGCCGCGCTCGATGAAGCAGTCGAGGTCGCCGACAACGCGAAGAAGCGCATCGACGACTTCAACGCTGCGCAGCGAGCCCGCAGCCAGCACACGAAGATCGAGATCACCGACGACGCCGACAAGCGCGACGCCGACGGCAAGCCGCTGAAGATCAGCGTCGACGAGCAGGATCTGTACGAGCGCAAGGGGCCGCACCAGTTCCTCTACGACCTCTTCAACTCGCAGATCCGCAATGCGCCGGACGCCACCGAGCGGCTCGCACGCCACCAGGCGTACGAGATGGAGAAGCGCGCGCTGACGACGACGACGTTCGGTGGCTTGATCCCGCCGAACTACCTGCTCGACATGTACGCGAAGGCGCTCCGCAACGGCCGCGTCTTCGCCGACCAGGTCAACCATCAGGAGATGCCCGAGACCGGGATGAGCATCATCATCCCGCGGCTCACCACGGGCCTCACCGCCGCGATCCAGTCGTCGGAGAACGCGACGGTCGCGACGCAGGACATCGTCGAGTCCGACCTGACGGTGAACATCCGGACGATCGCCGGCTACTCGCCGGTGTCGCGTCAGGCGCTCGAGCGGGCGCAGTACAACGAGGCGATCCTCATGGAGGATCTGATCGCCCGGTACAACCAGACGCTCGACGTGCAGTGCATCAACGGCGACGGGACCGGCGTCAACATGCTCGGCGTTCTCCAGACGTCGGGGATCAAGACGTCGGCGGCGACCGGGTCGTCGAACCTGCCGGCCGTCTACGCGAACATCGCCGACGTGATCCAGCAGATCAACGCTGCAGTCGGCGGTCTCGGCTACGTCGCGGACAAGATCATCATGCATCCGCGCCGCTGGGGCTCGTTCGTCGCGGCGGTTGACACGACGAACCGGCCGATCCTCGGGATCAGCGGGCTGCCCGCGTTCAACATCGACGCGCAGGGCGACTCGGCCGGGTACGGCTTCGTCGGCAACCTGCAGGGCCTCGCCGTCTACGTCGACGCGAACGTGCCGACGAACCTCGGCGGAGGCACGAACGAGGACGCGATCATCGTCACGGCTTCCCAGGTCGTTCATCTCTGGGAGCGGCCGGAGGATCCGATCACGCTCGCGTTCGAGCAGCAGGCGGGCACGTCGCTGCAGGTGCAGCTCGTCGCGTACGGGTACGCCGCGTTCAGCGCGGGCCGGTATCCGGCCGCGTCGGGGAAGGTCACGGGCCTCGTGCCGCCGACGTTCGGCAGCTAGTAGCCCTGTAAACCGCTGGGGCGGCTTGGCGAGCCTCCCGGGCCGCCCCAGTACCTCTGACATGACCGAGAAAAACAAAAAGCCGACAACGGAGCGGGAGCTGCTCGAGCGCAGGTTCCAGCGTGCGACGGGCGCCGAACGTGAGCGTCTCCGACGCGAGCTCGAACGGCTCGGATCCCGCGACTCGGCGGAGAAGCGCTGATGGCCCAGGAGAGCTACTGCACCCTCGCCGAGCTCAAGCAGGCCCTCAACTGGCCGACCGGCGACACGAGCCTCGACACGTTCCAGCAGGCGTGCATCGACGACGCCGCTCGCGCGATCGAGGACGAGTGTGGCCGCCGCTTCTGGGCTGACGACGACGCGGCCCAGGTGAGGAAGTTCCTGCCCGAGAACTCCGGCATGTGCCTGATCGACGACCTGATCGAGTTCACGTCGCTGACGACGCAGCTTGACCCGTCTTCGTGGACGATCGACGTCGACTTCTACCTGCTGCCGATCAACGCGGCCGCCGACGGTCAGCCGTACACCGCGATCAAGACGATCGCCAGGCCGTTCCTGTTCACGAAGGCCGACATCCCGCAAGGCTGGTCGATCCTCGACGGCCGCATCACCCTCACCGGGAAGTTCGGATGGGCGACGATCCCCGGCCCGATCCATCGGGCGAACCTGATCCTAGCCGAGCGGCTCTTCAAGCGGCGCGAGGCACCGTTCGGGCTCGCGTCCGCCGGCGTCGACTCGAGCGCGGTCCGGCTCAGCGTGACCGACCCGGACGTCGCGAAGATGCTCTCCCCCTACGCGCTGACGCTCTTCGCATGAGCTCGCTCTGGTTCATCGTGCCGGCGCACGGCCGCGTCGAGAAGACCCGTGCGTGTCTGCGCCAGCTCGCGCGCACGTGCGACGATCTCGAGCAGGCCGGGCTCGCGGCGACCGCCGTAGTCGTGGCGGAGGACGAGAACCTCGAGACCGCGCGCGAGCTCGGCTTCGCCGACCTTCGCTGCCGCAACTACCCGCTCGGCCGCAAGTGGAACGACGGCTACCGCTTCGCCGGGCTGGCCGGCGCCGACTACGTCGTGCCGTTCGGCAGCGACGACTGGGTCGACCCGATCGTCTTCCTCGACCAGCTCCCCGACGGCCACGAGATCCGCTGCTCAAGGCTGTCAGCGGTCGTGCGCGAGGACGGCAAGCGGATCGCGCCATTGAGCATCTGGTACGACGGCGGCGACGGCGTGCGGATCATCCCGCGCAAGCTGCTCGAGCGGCTCGCGTTCCGGCCAGCCGAGGAGAACCGCGACCGCGCGATCGACACGTCGATCATGCGCAGCATCGCGCGAGTCGGCCAGCCGTCGATCATCTACTTCGACGCGCACCCGTACCAGATCGTCGACTGGAAGACGCACGGGTCGCAGCTCAACACGTACGCCGCCTGTCTGACGTTCGCGTCCGGGCCGGAGGCTGACCCGTGGGAGGAGCTCGCGGATCGCTACCCAGCCGTGGCGCTCGACGAGATGCGCGCCGTCTATCGGCTCCCGGAGAGGGCTGCGGCGTGAGCGAGGTCTGGGCGGGGATGGCGACGCTGCTCGAGCGCGCCGGCAGCCGCACGATGGCGGTCGAGAGCCTGCTGCCGCAGGTCGACCGTCTCGTCGTCGCACGAGGTGACGAGCGCGGCGTCGAGGCGAAGTACGACGCCTGCCAGGTGATGCCCGACGACGCGATCTTCCTCGGCGTCGACGATGACCTCGTCTATCCGCCCGACTACGTCGAGTCGACGCTGCGCTGGCTGAACGAGTTCCCCGGCTGCATCGTCAGCTACCACGGCTTCACGATCAACGAGGACGGCGACCGGGCCGCGAACTATCGGTGCCTCGACGCGCTCGCCGAGCCGGTCGATGTGCACGTTGTCGGCTCCGGGGTCTGCGCGTTCCGGATCAGCACGATCAGGCCGCTGCCGGAGCATTTCCCTGTTCGCAACGGCGCCGACCCGTGGCTCGCGCTGCTCGCGCAGCAGCGCGGCGTCCGCCGCGTCGTGGTGCCGCACCCTGACCGCTGGTTCGGTTACACGGAGTGGCGGCGGACGATGTGGACGGAGACGTCGCAGCAGACCGGCTCCGGCCTTGACGGCAGCGCAGCGATGCGTGAGGCGTGCGCGCGGCTTGTCGAGCTGATCGAGTGGCCGTCCCTCGCGGAGGTGGCGGCGTGATCCTCGCGGACGTTGTGAATACGCCGGAGGCGTGGTCTGAGCGTGCCAGGTGTGAGGAGCCGTGGGAGGCGTGCGGCTGGTCGTATGAGGGCCAGTTCGACCGGCACGAGGCCGCAGTCGAAGCGCTCGACCCGAAGCCGGGCGAGTCGTTGCTCGACTGGGGCTGCGGTACCGGCGACCTCGTCGAGTCGCTCAGCGAAACCGTCGACTACGTCGGCTTCGACACCGCCGACGGGATGATCGACCGGGCACGTCGCGACCATCCTGGCCGCCGGTTCGCCACGCGCGAGCCGCACGGCCACTACGACCTGATCGCGTGCATCGGCCCGTTCAACCTGCCCGACCACTGGTCGAAGCTCCGCACCTGGCACACGCTCCGCCACCTCTGGGACACGAAGGCACCGCGCGCGCTCGTCGCGTCGCTGTACGCGGGCGACGACGACCGATGCCTCATCTACACCGAGCCGGAGGTGCGCGGCGCCGCGTACGCGCTCACGTGGAACCCGGAGATCCTTCGGGTCCGCAACGACCTGATGCTCGTGGTGCGGCGATGATCGTCACCGCGCACCAGCTCAACTTTCTGCCAGGTCTGTCGGTAATCGAGCGGATCCGGCGCGCGGACGTCGTGATCTGGCTCGACGCCGCACAGTACGTCCGGCATTCGTTCGTGAACCGCAACCGGCTCAGCGACGGCGCCTGGATGACGATCCCGGTCGACGAGCACGACACTTATGCGCCGATCAACCGGGTCAAGATCGCAGACCCGACCGGCAGGCAGCGCGAGAAGATCGCGCGCCGCCTCGAGCACGAGCTCGGCAACGAGACGGCTGCACCGTTCGCGCTCGAGCTCCGCCGGCCGTATGAGATGCTCGCCGGTCTCAACTACGCGCTGATGCAGCGGCTCTTCCAGGCGCTCGACATCGAGGTCGCGCAGACGTTCCAGTCGCTGCTCGACCCGTTGCATTCGGTGCCGGCGTGGAGCGAGGACGAGCAGGAGCTGCTGCCGGTGCGCGAGCGGTTCGCGAGCATGGCGGCGCAGCTTGGCGCGACGTTGTGGCTATCGGGGCCGTCGAGGCATCACAGTGAGGATTGGCGGTTCAGCGCGCGCGGGATCCGTCTCGCGTACACGACGCACGAGGGCCCGAATCCATGCGCGCTCGAGCTGCTCCGCGAAAGGGCTGCCGCCTGATGGCGTCGGTCAAGGACACGAGGGCTGCTATCGCGGCCGCGGTCACTGACATCGCTGCGCTCACGTCCGCGCTCGGCACGACCTACCGCGTGAACGCATATCCGCAGTCGGCGCCGACGCCGCCGACGATCGAGGTCGCCCAGTTCGGGATCGCGAAGTTCCAGGCGATGGGCGACGGGGTCGAGTGGTGGACGTGCCTCGTGCGCGGCTATCTGGTTGTCGTCACCGACACGGTCTCGCTGCAGCAGGCCGACGAGTTCCTCGAGGACGACCCGGTGATGGCGGCCCTCATGGAAGACCCGACGCTTGGCGGCAACGTCTCCGACATGATCGTCGACCGCGCCGACCAGAGGTTCTGGGATCACCCCAGCCTCGAGACGCCGATCGCCGGCGTCGAGTGGGCGCTCCGACTTCTCGTCTGATGGCATCCGTCTCCCTCATCGCGGCGGCCGGACGGTCGCTCCTCTTCGTCTGCCCAGCGCACGGGCGTGTCGACCTCGCCGCGGTCTGCTATCGGCAGTTCGCCGACCTCTGTGAGCAGCTGAATCGGCGGGGACTCCACGCGGACGTGCTCGTGATCGCCGACGACCGCAACCTCGACCATGCGGCCGACGCGAATCTGCTGACGCTCGAGCACGACAACCGGCTCGGCGCGAAGTTCAACGCCGGCTACACGTACGCGGCCGAGCACGGCTACGAGTACGCGTGCGCGGTCGGCAACGACTCGTGGCTGCACCCCGACCGTTTTCAGTGGCTGCCCGACCGGGACGCGCTGCTCTGCACGCGGAACTACACGTGCGTCACCCCGGACGCGGGCGAGCAGCACTGGTTGAAGCTCGCCTATGACGGCGGCACCGGTTCGCGTGTGATCCCGCTCGGCTGGCTCGCCGGCTGCGACTACAAGCCGCTCGAGCCCGCGCAAACGTCCGGTTGCGACACGGGGACGCTGCTTGCGATCTGCCGCGGCGTCGAGCGCGCGCCGCACCTTGTCTACACCGACCTGCACCCGTACGAGGTCATCGGCTTCCAGTCGAGCGTGCAGATCACCGACTGGCGGCACTTCACGGACAGATACCTCCACGAGCGCCAGTCGCCATTCCAGGGCCTCGCCGACCACTACCCGGCACCGCTCATCGACGAGGTTCGTGCCGTCTACGCCGACCGGCTCGTCACGGCCTGAGAGGAGGAGTGCTCATGTTCCAGCCCACCCGGTACGAGGTGACCGGCGTTCAGCCCGTTCTCGGCCACGAGCCCGGCACCTTCTTCGAGGACGACCTCGAGCCCGGGCTCGAGCGGCGCCTCATCGAGCGCGGCTCGATCCAGATCGTGCCCGCCCCGGCCGTCGCCGCGCAGCCACGGCTCGACGACCCGAAACCAGGTCTGCCGCGCAAGGCGGCGGAGTCAACCGCAACACCAGATTCGGAGGAATAGATGGCGACCAGCGACAAGTTCATCGCACGCGACGTCTTCGTCTCGATCGACGGCGTCGACGTGAGCCAGTACGTGCAGAAGATCGACGCCCCGGAGAAGTGGGACAACGTCGACGTCACAGGCATGGGAGCGAAGTTCAAGGAGAGGCTGCTCGGCATCGGCGACTTCTCCGTCGCGCTGACGCTCTTCCAGAGCTACTCAGCCGGCGCGGTCTTCCAGCTCCTGAAGTCGATCGCCGGCTTCAACACACCTGTGACAGTCGTGATCCGGCCTGTCAAGTCGAACGCGGTGGGAGCGACGAACCCGAACCTCACGTTCCTCGCCGTCGTCGACTCGAACGACCTCGTCAACGGCACCGTCGGTGCCGCGTCGATGGTCGACGTGACTCTCTGGAACGCTGACCAGGCGGGCGTGACCGTCGCTTACACGTAGATGATCGAGCTCCGATACGAGGGCCTGCGCCAACTCGCTCAGGCCCTCCGTATCGTCGACGCGGAGCTCTACGCGTCGATGGTCGCGGGGCTGAAGGAAGTCGGCGAGGTGATCCGACGCGATGCGCGCTCGAAGTTCATCGACTACGGCGCCGGCGTCAGGCCGCTCGGGCAGCGAGCGGCTTACAGCTCCGAAGGTCGCGCCGCATCGTTCGTCAAGGCCGCCGATGGCTTCCAGACCCTCGTCCGCGTCAACACGTCGACGATGGCTCTCGTCTCAGTCGGCCAGACAAACCGGAGCTCGCGTGACCTGCTCCGCCGCCGCCGGAATTTCGGCGATCTGATGATGCGTCACGGCCTCCTGCCTGCCCGTGAGGAATCGATGGAACAGGCCGCGACGGTGCTCGAAGAGTCGATCGGAACGCTCCTAACCACCCACGGCTTCTAGGGAGGCTCACCCCAATGCCAGACCAGCCCGGCTTCGAGATCCACGGCCAGTTCTACCCGTGGATCCCCTTCGACGACTGGAAACTCGCCGACCCGCGACTCGTGAGAGCGCTCACCGGCTACGACGAGCGCGAGCTGCTGACCGGCCAGGTCAGTCCGCGGATCGTGAACGCAGCGTTCGCCGCGGTCGCGTTCCGACGCGCACAGCCGGCCGCGTCCGAGCGAGAGGTCGTCGCCTTCTTCGAGGGCCTCAACCCCGACACCGACATCAATCTCGTCGGCTTCCCCACGCGGGTCAGTGGGGATGATGCCGACCCCCCGGAAGTGCCTGGGAGCGAACCCTCCTCGAGTTCCGAGCCTTCACCGGAACCGACCCAGGAGACATCGCTCCCGACCGGCGCTGGAGACCAGCCCTCGGCAACTGGTTCGGAATCCGGCCAGGAGACGTCGTCGACCTGACGATCCGGCAGTACATCGACTGCCTCGACTTCATGAAATCGAACTCCAAGAGTGGCTAGACCAGCCCGTATCGACGTCATCGGCGACTCCGCGTCGGCGACCAGGGCGCTCGAGCAGACCGCGGTCGCCGTCGGCACGGTCGATACCGAGCTGAAGAAGCTGACGGTCGACGCCGAGGCGTCGGCGCGTGCGATGGTTGCAGCGTCGACGCAGCGGATCAGCCGGCTCGAGGCCGAGGCCGTGGCCGCGCGTCAGCTGTCTACGACGTATGTGCAGGGATCGAAGGAGCAGGCGGCCGCGGCGGAGCTCGCTGCGAAGCGGACGAACCAGGCGAACCGGCTGCTCGGCGTCTCGGCTGCCGCTGCGGCGCCGTCGGCGCTCGCGACGGCAGGCGTGATCGGCCGCGGCCTTACGACGTATGTGACCGCGCCGGCGGCGTTCGTCGGCTACGAGGCGGTCAAGGACGCGATCGACTTCAACAAGCAGATGCTGCTGATCCAGACGCAGGCGGGCGCGTCCGCGGCCGAGGTGCGCACGCTGACCGGCGAGGTGTTGAAGCTCGGCCCGGCGGTCGGGATGGGTCCGTCGCAGCTCGCCGAGGGTCTCTACCACCTTGAGTCGATCGGGCTGCGCGGGTCGCAGGCGCTCGAGACGTTGCGGATCTCGGCGTTCGCCGCCGGGCAGGGGATCGCGAACCTTGAGGACGTGACGACCGCGCTCGGTGGCGTCGTCGTCACGGGGATCAAGGGCGCCGAGAACTATCAGGAGGCGATGAACACGCTGACCGCCACGGTCGGCGCCGGCAACATGCGCTTCGAGGATCTCGCCGGGGCGATCGGCAACGTCGCCCCCGCTGCTGCGGCCGCCGGCGTGACGCTGCCCGAGCTCGGCGCGGCGATGGCGACGCTGACCGACCGTGGCTTCGCAGCCGACGAGGCCGCGACACGGCTGCGGATGTCGCTCGCGTTGATCCAGTCGCCGTCGCTAAAGGCGCAGAAGGCGCTCGCCGACATGGGCGTCAACGCGTTGTCGCTCGGCGCGACGCTCCGGCAACCGAACGGCCTCCTAACGGTGTTGCAGACGCTGCATGACGCGGTCGAGCGTGTCGGCGCGACGCGCGGGAATCGTGACCTGCTGGCCGGGTTCGGTGGCGGCCGCTCCGGGCTCGGGATCCAGACTCTAGTGCAGTCGCTCGACTCGCCGCTGTCCTCGTACGACCAGAAGCTGCAGCAGGTCGCTGCCGATGAGCAGAAGGCGGCGGCCGCGCATCAGGCGTACCTGAATTCGCCGTCGTTCAAGCTGCACCAGGATCTCGCGCAGGTACAGGCCGACCTCGTCAAGATCGGCGCGTCGTTGACGCCGATCGCGCTCGACGCTGCGAAGGTGGGCGCGGGGATCGCGGACGCGTTCAATGCGCTGCCCGGGCCGCTGAAGACCGATATCGGCGTGATTGTCGGTCTGCTCGCCGTCGGCGGCCCGCTGATGCTCGCCGGTGTCGGCGTCTCGAAGATGGTCAAGGGCATCGGTGACGCGTTCCGTCTGATTCCGGCGGAGGCTGGCCCGGCGCTCGCGACGACCGAGGGCGAGGTGGCCGTGCTCGGCACGACGGCCACGACGGCTACCGGGGAGGTGTCCGCTCTGCGCGGCGGCCTCGCAGGTCTTGCCGGTCTGGGCCCGATCGCGATCCCGATCACCATCGCGATCTCGTATGAGATCGAGAAGGGCTTCAACGCGGCGAAGGGTCGGTCGTTCGGCGTCAAGGTGACAAGCGGGGCGGCGCAGCTCGGCAGCTTCCTCGGGAAAGAGTTCCCCGGTCTCGGCGCCGTGTCGAATCTTGAGAAGGCGATCATCGCGGCGACGAGCCCGGCGGCTCGTGCGACGCCGCAGCCGGTGCAGACCGGCGCCAACAACCCGTTCGAGCCCGGCGGATCGCTCAACCCTTCGACGGGACTCACTGGCAACCAACCCGTCGGGGACGCGTTCAAGAAAGCCGCCGAGGCGTACCTCCGGTCGCACCCCGGAGCCGCCGGCGGCGGGTCGATCGCGAAGTTCGCGCTCCCCTACCAGCTCGACCTTGAGCAGAAACGCGCCGCGCTCACGAAGAGCACCACTGACGACATCCAAGCCGCTCGCGACGTCGTCGCCTACGCGAAGAAGCAGATCGACTCCGGCCATCTTACGCACGCGGCGATGCTGCAAGCGCTCGACGCCGAGGGCGCCGCGCTCACGACGCTGTGGTCCGATCAGAAGAAGACGGCGACGAGCGCGACCGCGTCGATCACGAAAGACCAACTGCTCGCGAAGGCGCGGCTCGACCTTGCACAGGGCGACACTGCGTCCGCGCACACGCTGCTCGAGCAGGACAAGGCGCGGCTCGAGGAGGAGCTGAAGCAGGCGAAGACGGCCGACATGCGGCTCGCGGTCACCCGTCAGTTGACGACGGTCGAGAACCTGCTCAAGAGCAAGTCGGATTCGTTCGCGTTGTCGTTGTCGCTGCAGGCGCAGATGGCGCGCGCCGACGCGATCGCCGCGCTCGATCCGAGTGGCTCCGGTTCGACGACGCTGCAGATCAAGCTCGCCAAGGAGGCGAAGGCGGCGGCGATGAAGGCGATCGATTCGCACACGCTGACGCTGAAAGGGCTGATCGCGGCCTGGCAGATCGTCGGCCAGGAAAACAGCGTGCTCGCCCAGACGATGACGGGTGCCGTGAACACGTATCACGCTGTTTCGACAAGGGCGCTCACTGACGGACTCGGATTGTCGCGTGACGCGCGGATCGCGCTGGAGGAGCGGCTTGCGCAGTCGGCAGCGCATCGCGGCTACGCGCCCAACCAGATCGGGGCGTCGCCTGGCACGGCGGCGGGCGTGCATATCGACACCGTCAACGTGCACGGGGTTCAGGACGTCGAGCATCTGATGTGGGAACTCGACCGAGCCTCCCGGCAGCACGGACAGAGGCGCGGGCAACGCTGAATGGACGTCATCGAGGGGCTCTGCCTGGCCTTCACGGACGGGCCGCTGGTCGCTGCGCCCGATTGGACGCGGATCGACAACCGCACCGACATCCGGCCCAACCGGATTCGGATCAGCCGCGGCCGTCGGAGTGAGCGAGACAAGGTCAGCATCGGCACGCTGACCGCGAACGGAACCGACAAGTCGGGCGGCCTCGACCCGACGAACGCGACCGGCCCGTTCGCTGGCGACCTCGACCCGATCAAGCAGTCCGGGTATGGCCTCTACAACCCGATCGCCGATACGTGGGCGACGGTCTTCCGCGGCCACCTCGCCGACATCGACCCGTACACGATCGACGTCTCCGCGAGATACGCGACGTTCCAACTGAACCTCGTCGACGCGCTCGACCTGCTGACGGACGCGATGATGATCGCCGACCAGGCCGGCAACACCGTCCCCAGCGAAAGCATCGGCGACGTCTTCTACACCGGCCAGCAAGTCGACGACCGCATCCGCGCGTTGATCGCTGACGCGGCGACGGCGGCGTTCGGTGTCGTCTGGCCGTCAGCGCTGCTCCAGATTTTCTCTGGCAACGTGCCGGTGCAGGGCACCGAATACTCGAGCGGCAACTCGATCCTCGCCGGGATCGGTGACGCGCAGGACGCCGAGTTCCCGCTCTTCGCGAACTTCTTCGCCGCCAAGGACGGGGTGCTCACGTTCCACGGCCGGTTCGCGCGCAGCAACCCGAGCATGTACGGGATCCCGACCTGGGTGTGCGGCGACATCCCGGCGTGGCTGGCAGACGACACGGTCGCGGTGATCCAGAAGCTGACGCTCGCTCGCGGCAAGACGAACCTGATCAACAACGCGCTGATCAGCCCGAAGGGGATCCTCGACAAGGATCTCGCGGGGCAGGCGGTGATGGATCCGACGAGCATCGGCCTTTACGGCGTCCGGTCGTTGCCGCCGATCGAGAACCTGATCACCGACGGCGGCGACGAGCCGTCGCCGCTGACGGCGAACGAGGAGACGAAGGAATACGGCACCGACATCGTCACCGCGTTCAGCACGCCGCGCACCCGCGTCAGCCAGCTCGTCTTCACGACGCCTCCGCTCACCGATGCGCGCGGCGGCCCCGTCTGGGCGCTCGCGCAAGGCGTCGACCTCGGACACGTCATCCAGCTCACCACCACTCATCCCGGCGGCGGCGGCTTCACGAACGAGATGCTGATCGTCGAGGGGATCACGTTCGACATCGCCCCGATGCAGGGCGAGATGACGAACTTCACGCTTACCCTCGACTGCTCTCCGCAAGGGCTCGCGCCGGTCTCATGAGAGCCAATCCGCAGAAGCCGACGCATCACGGCCGCGACCACCGGCCCGGCGGCGAAGACCCGACGCT